ATTCCAGCAGTGTCTCCGATAACAGTATTGACGCTGCCGGCAGCTTTGATGCTGACCCAGTTAGTCCCGTCCCAGCAATAAACTTTGCTATCGTCGGTATCTAGGGCGATTTGACCGATAAAGGCGCCGCTTGCAGGCAGCGTAGTTACAAGGTCAACGCTGGATTCATCGGCAAGCTTGGCAGCCGTAACGCCGTTGTCGGCTAATTGAGTCGCATCAACCGCACCGTTTTGAAGTGCCGTGCCAGGGATTTGATTGCTTCCGAATAGGATTTTGGCGCCGGGTATGGTGGCGTCAGCAATTAGTGTGACAGCTTTGCCGGTAAAGTCTGTAACAGTAATCTTTTTCGTTTCACTGGCACTGATATCAGCAACCGGTAGCAGGTCGTTGGCTGCTAGGTCGGCGCTGGCAAGTGCTGCAAGCTCTGTAATTCTGAGATCGGCCATGCCCGCAAATCCCTAGCAGCGCTGACAGTTACAGTCAGTATAAAGCTTAGTTCGGTTCCTCCAAAACCAAGTAAGAGCTTGAATCCTGTTCCAGTTCGATCTTGGAGCCGGACTCCTGCAGAAGGTAAGACCTTCGTTGCGTCTGAGCTTTTAAGCGAATAGGACCGGTTGCAACAAAGTCAATCGTGGATACGATCATTTCACCAGGCGCAAAACTGGTGGCGCTGTTGGTTACTATCGCGTCAAATTCCCACCAGAGTTGATCGTTTAACTGCGTTGTGGAAAAGGAGCCCCCAAACGACGACGCACCTGCAGATTTGATATAAAACTTACCGCGAAAAGATGATCCAATTTCGGTGCGAAGAACCAGCTGCATTAGATACTGAACTGGTTCATACCCAGCTTTGTTTATGTAGTCCCACTGAGCCGTAAGTCTGCCGCTACCTGTGATAAGGCTGCTGTATTGCTGACGGTATTCATCGCCTAGCGTCGTGAAGTCAATAGCTTCGCGGGATGTATTAATTTCGTACTCACTTATGGATGCCAAAACACGCGTATCACGACTACGCACGGTTACACGAATAGGGATGTTTCGAGCAATCGAGGTCAGGGGCACCAAGCCTGTACTGCCGCCTTCTAAACTGTCGTCAAAACTGTCATATAGTTTGACACCGCCTAGCTCATCAATAAAAACGTACCAGTTACCGCTGCTTTGTACGGCACCAGCGGTCCATCCAGAAGCCGCTACAAAATCAAGCAAAGTGCCATCTGTTGTGGCAATTTCTATCAAATCACCACTGATTAAATAACCTTCGTCAAAGTCAAAACTAAAGCGATCACGTTCTGTATTTACATCGCTTGGATTAACGACAGAGTCCTTTGATCCTTCCAGCGATTTTCTGGTCAGTTCAATGTTGCCGGTGCTGCCGAGATAGATGCTCATTACAGTGTTACCGAACGAAGCGGACCAGTTACTTGAAAGCTTATTTGCGCAGAGCTGACTTCGCCCACACTGGCTCCAACGGTGACGCTGGTTATGTAACAGAAGATCTGAATATCCCGGTCAATGTTGCCCTCCTTAAAGCGCAAGCGCATCCCCACGTAATCGCTATCTGATACGCCTCCGGTTTTTAGTACAGTGCGCAAAATAGTTGCGGCATCATTGCGTCCATTGTCGTCTGTGTAGTACAGAAGCGTTGCGCTGCCGCTGAATTCTTGTACACCTGGCACAAAGGTACGCTCCACGTCCGCCAAGGTCGTGGTTTCAAGCATTTCAACGTTGCCGGTTATTGTCCAGTTGGTTACCTTGGCCTGCTCAACGCCAAGAATCAACAGGCGTCCGTCTTTGCCGGTGAATACCTTTGACATTAGAACACGGCCACTAGATTTACTGTAACGCTGCTACGCCCAGGCTTCACGTTGCGAACCTGCGGTTCAGATTCGTACCGCCAGCCGCCGTTAGCAGGGGCCGCCATGCCAGAACGAACACCTTCACCGCTGTAAGACCAACCAGCACGCACTTCTATGGGCAACCTAAAAGTTCGCAAAGTGCCAAGCTGTGCGTCGTAATCATCTAAAAATGCAAGGGCACTTGCGTCTTCAACATTGTCGTAGGTAAGACTTAACCTTGCATTTGTACGCTGGTTGCCGTACAGAAAACTGATTTCAGCTCCAGATTGAGAGTTGAACCGTTTAATCGGCCAGTCTCCAGGGCTGTACTCGCGGCTGGTGGGTTTTAGTGTCGGAAATGCCATCACTCCAGTACGCGGAAGTTGCTTTCTGTCAGAACGTCCTTTGCCACAATACTAGCGCCGTTGGAATCCACGGGCACCTCCACTGCGGAAACGTTGACTAAACCGTCTTCATCAAGCGTAAGTTGCTCTACTTGATACACGCCTTTGCTTACAGTTTCGCTAATCAATGTAAACAAAGTGCCATAAAGACTACCGTCAGAAACAGTATTATTGTTGATCGTAATTTGACGCTCCACAACACTTCTGTCGGCTGGATTGTAAATCATTGCGTCGTAGGTGCCATTAGCGATTGACGTAATAGAGACCAAAGTGCCAGCGTCTGTTATCGCGCCATTGTTGCTAGCGCTATACGTTGTGGACGATGTTATAACGCGAATGTATGAACCGGGTTGAATGCCTAGCGCGTCTGGCACAGTTTTGAAACTAACGGTATGCGTGACACGGCGGCGGATGCTCAATAGAAAACGGGCTGTTTTTAGCGCTTGAGCACGATTGGTGCAAAAGTCCGTAAGGTCAAATGCCTGTTGAGTTGTGGCGCGGCTGCCTTCAGGAATATCCGCCCAGTCAACCAGTGCTGACGTTTGTAATGGAAGATCATTTTCAATGGTTACACGCCAGCTGACTAAGGCTCTGAAGTTTGAGCGCTGGGCGGCATCAATGTATTGAACTTGCAAGCTGTCAGCAATGATATTGCCTGAGGTAAAAATTTGCTCTACTGCTATAGGATTAGTGCTGATTTTGTAGTCACTATCGTAAGGAAGAGCTGGCATCATGCCAAAACGTCCGTTTTTTATAGTGAAACTACATAGTTGAAGAGCTGCATTGTCGTATAAAAAAGATCTGAAGCTATCGCTGTCTTCGATAACTCCGTCAAAGAAAATTTGATTCGCCCGTTGGAACTTGGCCGTGGCGCGTAGCGAATCTATATCAATAAGTTCAGCTGGCACTATATTGCCGACTCCTTGCCGCTTACTTGTAAGCAAGTAATACATAAGATCGGCAAACAAATTGCTAGGAGTATTGTCGTTTTCAATTAAGCGTGTAACTTTTATGCCTGCTGGAACCCACAAGCGTAGTTGCCCGACGCCGCCTAGTTGTCCGCTGGATTTAACAGTAAATCCCAGAGTGGACATGTTGTAGTATTCGGCGAGCGTTTCATTGGCTACGGTTTCGTTGACGTAGACAACTTCATGTTCGGGACCATTTTCATTTGATTTTGAAATCTCGGAATAATAACTGCAATCTGCCACCTGCGTATTCTCTTCAAATGCGCGATCTATTGCACTTACTTCATCCAATATGGCTACAGTTTGAACTGCTGTAACCTTGAAAGAATAACCTACCTTTGTGTAGCCTCCGACAGCAGAAAAATCATTATTGACATCTCTGGTTACAGTAAAAGCGTGGGCTGTTGTCCATTGGCCAGTTGCGGATATTATTGAATAGGAAACATCTTTCCAGATATAAGAGCTTTGTCTATTGGCTTCTAGATAAACAGGACCGTAATCTACGCTGAGTGTTCCACTGATTGACGTGGCACTGACGGCAAAAACAATTTGCCCAACTCCTGGCTTGTCAAACGTAATGGTTGAACGGTTGGTTTTACCTGGAAAATCTCGCGCATAACCCAACACGCTGGTTAGCCATGCGTTATTTAGCTGCTGAATACTGCCGTTATCCGATCCCATTGCATATTGCTCAATGGCTACAGGGACTGTTTGGGTTTGAGTTAGGGCAGTCGCAACTTCATTAGGCGTACTTGTCATTTCTTCGCTAAATTTTATTTCTCCTACCGCGACCAGAGACCCGTTTGATGTAATACGGAATGTACCGTAATCAGTCGCGTAATCCAAGCCTGTTGTTGTATTGCTGCTTGCATCAAGTCGAAAAATTAATTCCGTATTTGTACTATTAATTGCAATATCTGCACCTGTGCGAGGCACGAGTCGATATTCGTAGTATCCCTTGATGTGAGGGCGAATGTTCAAATAATTGAACTGATCGGTAGGCGAATTACCTGTCACGCAAAAGATTTCTGGGATGCGGCGCCAAGGCTTTTCTGGTTGACCGTAAATTTGGACAGGACGAACCCACAGCGAAAAACATGATGTTCGGTTGAAGTATTTATCCAGACGTGGTGTATTTAGAGTTATGTCTTTCTTGTCTAGATTGTGCAGCTTCCTAGCGCTAGGCACTGCATTAAAGTTGCATAGGCCGTTGGCTTTATTCCACACCTGGCTACGGATACCTATTTCAATTACTTCAACATCCCTTCGCACTGGGCGAATACTGGCTGTGTGCAGACGACATAGGGGATAAAAAGTAATGCCGCAGTGTTTTGTTAAATCGTATTGGCCACCGTCATAACCAGCCAAAGGATCTCTAATAGTGCGTGTGCCAGCAATACCAACCGTTGATACACCTGTGATTTCCACGCAGCGCAAGGTTATATTTTGTGTAATTCCTTTTGTCCACGTCTCAGGGTAACGGCTTTCAACTACCCAAACTGAAGAGCCGATAATCCAAGTTGACCCAATAACAAGCAAGTCTGATGCTCTTTCTCGCCAAGCTTCAGCGGAACTTTTTAAGTCTTTTAGGTTTACCTCGGTGCCTTCAAAATTAGATCGCTGAAAGTCCAGCCAGTTTGTGCCATTTATTTCAAAAACCAGAGTATCGTCTACGTTTACAGAAACAGTAGTTTTGTTGTCGTATATTGTTGTGTTGTGCTGGATAAAGCCCATGCGGCGTGAATACGAGCGCCCCTCGCCTGGCTGTCCGACTTGACTACGTTCTTCAGCTGTGGGTTTATCACCAAGACGAAGCCTGTCGGCCTCACTGCCAGCAATTTTTCGGCGGCGTGCGCGAGTCTCACGTGAAGCTTCCTCGTTATCATCTCCCTCTAGTGATGAGTAAGGGGCGGATATAATTTCCCAGTTAAAACGATAAGACGTACCGTTGTGGATAGGCTCAGCAGTGCCAAACAAAACGTCGGCTTGTGGGTTATACGCCATACAAAAAGACTGGCTATATTGCTCACCTGTAATAGGGGCTGTAAATAGTCGGCGTCCCATAGTGCCTGTAGCGCCAGGTCCATCTGTACCTGCAATGCGTGGTGCGCTGTCGGGGCGATTTCCGGTTAATTTTGACGACCAATAAACAGCAAAATCTCGCTTACTTAGGCTGCTAAGCGCGGTTGTGCCAACGCGGATGCCGCCCAGTTCAGGGGTGCTAACTTCACATTCGCCTGCAACGTAAATACCTTCAAATGCTTGGTAGCTGCCGTAGGAATACAGACGGCTCCACACAAGCGCTGGGGCAAGAACTAGGCCACCGGTCAGCGCACCGTCAGCTCCAGTGCCACGCTTGCCGAAAGGAATTGGAATGGGTTGCCCGTATTCTGCAAGGCTGCTGACGTTATCAAAACTTGTTGTCTGGTTAAAACGCGTCGGACCGATTTGATCGGCTAGTTTTTTGCCGCGAATTTTGGCTGGTGTCTCAAGAGCTGGTGCTTTTGGTGCCAGTAAAGTGCTGACAGCAGTTAGAGCCAAACCAATAACAAGACTGATAGCAATCGATACAACATCATTGCTTATATCTGGAATATGTGCGTATTCAGCCGGACGAACCCGTGCCTGTAGTTGGGCGTGGCGGACAAATCGACGGTATTCATCCTCAGTACAGCCAAGCGCTTCGATCAGCGCGATTTCATACGGTAAGAGCGGCGGATCGTAAGAACGTCCAGTGGCTTCCAGTCCACACTGTTGGTCAGACGGTTGATGTGCAAAATTCCGTTCTGCCATGTCACCCCAAAAGCAAGCGGATTAGCCGCCAACACTGTGATGTCCCCATCGTAGATGGGTGCGTCAATAAGGTCGCAGTAATAATTCAATTCGTGCAGTACAGCCCGAGCGTCCATTTCGTACCAAGCTTGCTTTACTGCTGGCGGATCCATGCCCAGCGTGTTTAGTGCGTCAATGACCAAATGGATACAATCACTACTGCCGTATTTGTACGGTCGGCCAATAAGCTGATCACACACGGACCTGAGCCGTAAACGGGATACTGCCGACTTCCCAACGATGCAGTTTTCTGCCAGGAATGTTGGATTGTACGGCGTCAAGCACAGAATTTAAACTGATTTGCAGTGTGTTTTCGTCCCAGCCTCCCGTCGAACAACTCCCCCAATACTCGTATAAAGTGCGTTGAACGGCGCCAGTGCTGGGTTCCCACAACACAGTTGCAACCTTGGCGACCCATAAGTTATTGAGTGCTTCGATGATCCATGCCCGAGTCATCGCAGTATTAGTGAACTGAAGTGTGGCATCAAGATTGTCACCTTGAAGTGTTGCGACTGCGCCACCAAAACTGAACGGCAAAAACAAATAGCCGTTTACGTTCTGACTGATGGCGTAGTTCTGAAAGCGATACTGCGCGGCTTGACCGCTGGGGCCAATATCGAGCAGATGGCCGTAGGCGTATTCCATTAGATGCCAACTCCTTTACGTGTGGCGGCGCTGTTTTTAAGGCTGCGCATGGCGCGGCGTTCGCCTTGTATGGCGCCTTGTTGGGCAGCTTGCGCCATGCCGGCTCTGAACTGGTCAGCCGTAACGTAGTCCACATTGTTGATACGTTCCACGCTATAACG